TAATTTTAGTATTCTTGGTAGGGGTGCAGATTTTGAACAGAGAGGGTTGTATAAGAAATGGGATTACTACTCAAACGAAAGAGTTAAGATCGCTGAAAGATTTAATAAAAAGTTCCCTGATCTCCATGCATTTGTAGGGGGAGAAACTGGAGTTGATATATCAACAAAAGGAAGTGATAAGAGTCAAATATTACGTGATTTTGACAAGGATAGTATAATACATTTTTTTGGTGATAGAATGGATGAGAATGGTAATGATTATCCTTTAGCACAAGAGGTTGACAAAAGAGGAGGAATCAATTATCATGTAGACAATTGGCAAGATACAAACAAGAAATTACTTGAGATGCTTGACAATTAAATAAAGTCAATTATAATGACTTTAAAGTTATTAAGAAGCACTATTGCTCTGTTGATTTATCAACTAATAACATTCATACAATTAGCCTTTAAGGACACAATTATGACTAAAACTATTAAAGAGTGTGATTTATTTCATAATCCACCATCAGATCCAAATGACAAAAAATGGGATGAAATTATTGAGAAAACTCTTCAGTATTCTCCACCCATTGAAGAAGATGGTTTAGAACATTTAGAAAGAGTAGTTCTTCCAGTATCACATCCTAATAGAAAGAGTGGGGATGATAATAGTAGTTTAAATGCTTCAAGAACAACTAAACCAAAGAGAGATAATTTAATTACTATAGAGACAAGGGGTATTAATGTTACATGCAAACCACTTAAGACAGTAGTTACTAATCCAGATAAACCTAGAGAAGAATGGAAGGATGATTTAACTGGTGGTTATGGTCGGTCACAATACTTTGATGAGTTAGGAATAACTTGTTGGGTATATGACAGATATAGAATTAGTGATGCTAAAGGTGAATTTCAGGAAGATGATGGGGATGTAGTAGATGATACTAAATTAACTGATAATGCAAAGTCAGGTGGGTCACAAAATACAAAAGCAGATTATGTTGCTGCTGCGGTAGGTAAAATTGATAAGTATGGTGTTAAGAAGTGGGATAAGAATAAACTAAAGAACTGGTTGACACATGTTTCTAAAGGTGAACTTAGTGATAAGCAAGTTTCTTCTTATGCTGATGATGCACATAGAAAAGTTAAAGCAAGAGGTCGTATTGACCATGATTGTTCAGTAGAAAATCATGTGAAGAAGCAGGCTAAAGAACAGAAACTTGGTAAAATCATTCCATTAAATACTGATGGTGCTGATAAACAAGGTAATAAGCAAAGAATACAACGTAAAATATTTGCAATGATGAGGGATTATATTGATAGTGGAGGGCAAACTCAAAACTTTGCTGTTTTTAACAGTATTGCTACAACACATGAAGAGTTTGATAATGATAATTCAGCAATGGTTAATATTCTGGATGAGGAACTTGCTTTAATACAGGAGTTCGCATCAAAAAGACTTGAGTTTGGAACAAAACCATGTCAAATAACTCATGTTCTTGGTCAAAGGATTAAAACTGACAATCCAGTAAACACACTATTTCCTTACACAGGTGAATAATTGTTACATAACCGAACATAATTTAGGGGGGTTCACCACCCCTCTTTTTTTTGTCTTGTTGTATAATTAGTATGTCGCCTTCGGGGACACAATTCACACTCGCTTATTAAAGGAGAACTATGACTAACATTTATCGCGCAAAAGATCTAGGAGAACTATTTGAAAAGATAACAGCCAATTCAATAGGTATTGATAAAGCAATTGAAAGTTTTTGGCAAAATCCAAACTCCACTTATCCACCATTTAATATTCTGCAAGAAAATAATCACGAATCTATTTTAGAAATTGCATTAGCAGGATTCAAAAAAAGTGAAGTTAAAGTCTACACTGAACATGGAAAGATTATTGTAGAAGGAAAGAAAAACGAAAAAAAAGAAAATGAATATGTCCATCGTGGGATGGCTCAACGATCATTTAAAAGAGAATGGCAACTTACAGATGATGTGGTTGTAAAGGATGTAAAATTTGAAGATGGATTACTCGTAATTAATCTAGGTAAAGTAGTTCCAGAACATCATGCTCGAAAAGATTATCTCTAAATAAAAACGAGTTCGAGATGGAACTTGGGGATCTTGACGATCCCCTTTTTTATGTTATAATTATATGAGGACAAAAAACTAAATGACGGTAAAAATATTATTACTTAAATCTGGTGAAGATGTCATCGCTGATGTCAAGGAGATGATTTCTCCCGAAGAAAAAGTTATTGGATATTTCCTTACAAAACCTGTTGTGGTTAAGTTAATACCAAAAAAATCTAATAACGACAAAAAAGAAACATCTATATCAATGTTTCCGTGGATGCCCCTTGCAAAAGAAAAGGCTATACCACTACCAACTGACTGGGTTGTAACTATGGTAACACCCATCGAAAAAATTGAACAAATGTATAAAGAGGAAGTTTTAAATGGAGAAACCACCGATCAAACTGATAGTGCTGATGAATCAGCAAAAACTAATATCTCAGATTGATGAGATTGGTGCTGACATTGGACAACCTGATTGCAAATTAACTGAACCTTTTATAGTTGGAGATAATAATACTTTGTCTCCTTGGTTAGTTGAATCTACCAATCAGAATGTTTTTATGTTATCATCAGATAAGATCCTCACACTTGTTGATCCCAAACCTACTTTACTTGAAAAATATCAAGACCTTCTTAAATGAAATTCTATACTAATGTCCAGTTGATTGGTAATCAATTTCTGGTTCGTGGTGTTGAGAATGGGAAAAGATATGAACACAGAGATGAGTTCTTTCCCACTCTTTTCGTTAGATCAAAAAAGAAAACAAAATACAAAACATTGAATGGTGTTTCGGTTGATGCTATCAATCCGGGATCTGTAAGAGATTGTCGTGATTTTTTTAAGAAGTATGATGAAGTCGAGGGATTTGAAATATATGGAAATGATCGATATATCTATCAATACATATCAGAAAAATATCCAGAGGATGAGATCAAGTTTGATATTAGTAAAATTAAATTAGTCACTCTTGATATTGAGGTGTCATCTGAACAAGGATTCCCCGATGTTGAATCTTGTGTAGAGGAAATACTTGCGATTACAATACAGGATTATACAACAAAAGAAATCATTACATGGGGTGTTAAACCATTTAATAATACACAAAAGAATGTAACATATCATTGTTGTAATACTGAAGAGAATTTACTTCGCACCTTTATTAATCATTGGATGCAAGATGTTCCTGATGTGATTACTGGCTGGAACATTCAACTATACGATATACCATACATTTGCAAACGCATCAATCGTGTTCTTGGTGAGAAGACAATGAAACGTATGTCACCTTGGGGTCTTGTATCTGAGGGTGAGATTCATCTTATGGGAAGAAGTCATACCACGTTTGATGTTGGTGGTGTGACTCAACTTGATTACTTAGATCTATACAAGAAGTTTACATATAAAGCACAAGAATCATATCGATTAGATTACATTGCTAAAGTAGAACTTGGGCAACAGAAATTAGATCACAGTGAGTTTGATACATTCAAAGACTTCTATACAAAAGGATGGCAGAAGTTTATTGAATACAACATCATTGACGTTGAACTTGTTGACCGTCTAGAAGATAAGATGAAACTGATTGAACTTGCATTGACGATGGCATATGATGCCAAGGTGAATTACAACGATGTGTTTTATCAGGTAAGAATGTGGGATACTATTATCTACAATTACCTCAAGAAACGTAACATTGTAATCCCCCCAAAGAATAGATCAGCAAAGAATGAAAAGTATGCAGGTGCTTATGTAAAAGAACCAATTCCCGGAAAGTATGATTGGGTTGTAAACTTTGACCTTAACTCTCTATATCCTCATCTGATCATGCAATATAATATCTCGCCGGAGACATTGATTGAGGAAAGACACCCAACAGTTACTGTTGATAAAATATTATCTGAAGAGATAACATTTGAAATGCATCAAAATAATGCAGTATGTGCAAACGGTGCGATGTATCGTAAGGATATTCGTGGGTTTCTACCAGAACTGATGGATAAGATGTATGGAGATCGTGTGGTCTTCAAAA